AACGCGGCCTGGCGGCGTTTGCCCTGGAAAATAGGTGGCGCGTTCGGAAAGAAAAAAAGTCCGGGAAGCGTTGAAAATCAAGGGGTTTCCAATTATTCAAGATAAATTGAAATGCCTATTGCACTTTTTTCAAATATTCGGTATAATACGAACTGTCAACAGGAACACACCACGACACGACAGCGACAGACGGGAGGCGATCGAAGCAGGGCGGGCACAATCCGCAAGGGCTTTGCAAGCCCGATGCACCTTGAAAACTACACACACCACGTCGCATATCGGCAACGTGTCCACGGAAAGAGTCATAACAGATATGCATAAAGCGATCACTCTTCCATGGAAAGCGCGGCGAATCAATACGGCGTGGGTAGAAGGAAAAGACGTCGGTTTATATCGCGGACTGTATGCGCAACTAACAACTATCGACGGCCGCAAGGCTAGAAAGGAAGGCTTTACAATGGCATACAGCAAAGAAACGATCACAAGGTACGTCGTCAACATGGCGGCTATCATCGACGGCTATACGTTCGCACTTAAGAACGAGACAGCTCTTAAGGTGGCTATCTCTATGGGCAATCGCAAAATCGGCCGCGTGATGAATGTATCCACGGCGCCCATGTTCACATGTGGCGGAAATTGCAAGGGATGCAAAAATCTGTGCTACGATCTCAAAGCATGCAATCAGTACAAAAATGTCCGCGACGCTCGCGGCCGTAATACGGCCATGGCAAAACATGCCCGCGTGGAATATTTCCGGCAGATTGACGTAGCCATGTCCAGACGGAAAAAGAACAAGTATTTTCGCTGGCATGTGGCAGGCGACATCATCGACGCGGACTATCTCGCCCGCATGATCGAAAACGCCAAAAATCACTCTGATTTCACGATCTGGACATATACCAAACAATACGACATTGTCAATGAATATGTCCGCACCCATGGCGGCACCCGTGAAGCGGCGATCCCTGCCAACTTGACCATCATGTTTTCTGAATGGCGCGGGCTTGCCATGGATAATCCCTATGGTTTTCCTGAATTCCGTGTGATTTTCAAAGGCGAATCAATCCCTTCTGATTGCACATGGATTTGCCCTGGCAATTGCGACATCTGCAAGGCAGCTCATAGGGGCTGTATCGCAGGCGAAACCACATACGCTCATGAGCACTGAAAACAAGCGGGCATGCGGCCCGCGATATAAGCCGACGTCGGCAGCAAGGCAAGAATTCTTCTGAATAAAGCGGCACAGGCGGCGGGGAAAACCGCCCAAGACCGCAGGGCACACGGGCGGCACCATGAGACGGGGACCCGTGCATGTTATCGGTAACGCCTTAGGAACCGTTCCAAAGCATGGTGAAGGAAAAACCATGCAGCAGGTGGCTAGCTCATGGATTTACGGCCACTTTGCACACCAAACATCACGACATGTCACATTCCTTCTGAATGACAAGAAAGGAAGGCATCCCATGAACTACACTTGCACGACGTACGTACACACGTCGAACCTGACGCTTACCCTGTTCTTGCACTATGTGGAGCCCGCTCTGATTGCTTCAGGCATCGCGAAAGCTGACAATCGCGGCGCCGTAATGGCTGAAGAAGCGATCGCAAGAGAAGTCGAACACTGTATGACGGTCGCGTGTTTCAACGCGGACACCATAAAAGCCGAACCCGTCGAGATGCTCTACCAGCTCGCGGTCTCCGTCAAATATCGGGCCGCAACGTCTGACGCTATGCTCAGCCTCCACGCGGCCATGGTAAAGATTCTGACGACATGACCACCACCAGCGGCCGCCCTGCAACGGGGCGGGGCGGCCCTTCTGAATGACAGCAACAGGAGGCAAAAGCAATGAAAATCACCTATCGCGATTCCATCGGATATGTCACAGTCATCGCAAACGACAGCGGCTTTCAGTTTCTGAATGGTACTTGTTTCTTCAGCGACGACGACGGAAACGACTACATGGTGCCGATTGAGGCTATTGTGGAGATCTACTGACCACCAGCGACAGAGAAGGGAGAACAAAACCATGAGCAAGCAGACCACCACCAGCAACCGCGAACAGCAGATGTACAACATCGCAAGCGACATGCAAGCCATGCTGTACAAGTACAGTACCAACACATGCCCGGGAAAATACTGCATCTATTACGACAAGCCAGACGCCGACAGCATCAGCAATTACAGCGAATGGGAGCGCCTGTATCACAAAATCCAAACCGGCGATGAGTACTTCATCATCTACGAAAACGTCGGTGCTGGTCCCCTGGAAGTGCGGTATGTTGTCAACGTCACGGCAGACAGCGAACTCACCGCCGCCTCTGAATTGATGGACATGATCGCCCGCAAGTTCTGATTGCACCCGACGCCGCGCCCGTCCGGCACAATTGGCGGGCACCCTCCACGACAGACAGGAAGGAAGACAGCACATGTACCTTATCGACATCTTTGACCACATGGCACCGCGTCAGCACGTCAAAGTGGTCACAAACAAAAGCGACGTCACCATCTACGACAGTATCAAAGACAGCGAGATTGCACCAGATACAGCGATTCTCCATGTTGAGAACATCGCGGCACATGATGACACCGTTGTCATCTACGTATACTAAGCACCAGCAAAAGCAAGAGGAAGGAAGGCTACACCATGAACACCACCACCAACAAGCTGTATCCGCGCCGCTATTCCGTCATGCTCTACAAGCGCATTGACTGCGATTATGAGCGGGAAGTCCTGGAGCCTGTCAACGTCTACCACCCGCGCCTTGTGCCCTGCGTGCGCGACGTGTCCGGATGGATTGCGGCCATGTTTCCGTGGCTTGAGATTGATACCCGTTGGGAAACCATGCGCGACATGATGGAGGGTGCCCGCGAGTATGGCCTGTTCTCCGTCAGCTTGCGCAAGCCCGGCGACCCCCGCGAAATCACCTATAGCCTGTCGTTTCTGGAGGTGTAAGCAATGCCAGCCGCATACCGTACGCCCGGCGGACAGTACAGCACCCTCTATTACGACATGGCAAAACAACCGCACCTTCTGATTGCAGGCGCGACCGGATCCGGTAAAAGCGTGGTGATTAATGGGATCCTGCAAGCCCTCCTGATTAACCACAGCCCTGCAACAGCACGCTTCATTCTGATTGACCCTAAGCGTGTTGAGCTGGTGCAGTACAAGCACCTGCCGCACACAATCGCCTATGCCAGCGAACCGGGCGAACCGGAAAAGGCGCTGAAGCAAGCGATTGCCATCATTGAAGACCGCTATCAGTACATGCAAAAGCAGGGCTTGCGAAAGTGGCAAGGCGCGGACGTCTACGTGATTATTGACGAACTCGCCGACCTGATGACCACCGACCGGAAAACCATACAGCCGCTGCTTCAGCGTATCTGCCAGATCGGCCGGGCCGCCCGGGTGCATGTGATCGCCGCCACACAATGCCCGCTTGCGACCGTGATCCCGACCGCTATCAAAGTCAACTTCGATTCCCGCGTGGGCTTGCGCTGCCGGTCAGCACAGGACAGCAGAAACATCCTTGGCCAGACCGGCTGTGAGAACCTCCCGCGCTATGGGCAAGGCTACTACATGACGCCGGAAGGCCTGGACCGTTGGACGCTGCCGATGTTCACGGACGATGAGCTGAACGCTCTGATTGACTACTGGACGAGCAAGGCCTGTGTGGCCTGAAGAAGAAGGGAGAATACACAATGACCATGACGAATCTGGATCCCAAGGCCGCCCGCCTGCGTGAAGTTCTGATGCAGATCGAAGACCTCGAGGCCGAGGCCGACGCCATCCGGGACGAGATGAAGGCCGCCATGATCGACAGCGGCGACGAGACCATCAGCGGCACCGGCTGGAAGGCCACCTGGAAGACCGTCACCAGCAGTCGCATCGACACCACCGCCCTGAAGAAGGCCTTGCCGGACATCGCCGAGCGCTTCACCAAGACCTCCACCACCTGCCGCTTCTGCTTTACCTGAGAGGAGGCCGTCCGAATGAAGCAGTATTTCCGCCGAGAATACCCGGAAGACACGCCGCTTGGCAGGTTGCAAAACGTGGCAGACGCGTACCTGTGCGCGAACGAGAACCAGCGGAAAGCAATCGTCGAACTGATTCCAGAAGAACACCGCACCGCGTTTCTGATGCTCGCCGGGTTGCACCACCTGGACCGGGATCCTGAGTTTTACACAGCAGTACGGAAGACCATGGCTGAAGCAATGTACAAAGAGTTCACAGAAGGGAGATAACACCATGAAGTACTACATCCTCACCTGGTACACCCGCCGCCACAGCGGCATCTGGAACGCCATTGCTGCCGACGCCAAGGAAGCAGAAAGCCGCCTCCGTCGCTACCTCCACACCCGCTACCCCGGTCAGCGCGTGACCGTCACCCTTGACAGTACCCTGCCCGCGTGATAAGATTCTGAATAACAAACCGCCCGAAAACAGAGAGGAGAAAAATACCATGAAGCGCTACACTATCAAGCCTGAATACCTGACCATGTGGGGATCCTGGACCGATGAAGACACCATCGTGACCACCGCCGAGGTTGAGCGACTCGCTGCCGAATGGGAGAAGCCCGTCGAGGAACTGCTGGAGCAACTGGAAGAGACCGGCCCTGCATCCATCAGCATTGACAACGGCATGCACTGGGTTGACCCGGAAGAAGCCCTTGCCGAGATGAGTCTGGACACCATCGTCAACTACATGGATGACGACACCCGCGAGGCCATCGCCCGCGAATACGCGCCCTGCTCCGATCTGGAATTCCTGACGCACTATTTGGAGGCCGCACCGAACGATCTGATTGTCGGATGAGTCCTCCACCGCCCGCTGTATGCGGGCTTTTTCTTTTGCCATCCGAGGTGGTGATGTTCCCGCCCCGCCGGATCCGCTTCTACTTGTCCACACCGCCCTGTTTTTTTGTGTGTATAGCTCTGTTTGCCACAAAAACGCCCTTCTGAGCGCTTCACATGTCGGATGGACAAATTCTCATCCAGCCGCCGCAAGCCCATCCTGACGCATTCTGGCCCTGTTTCCTGCGATTCTGCCGTGTTTCTCGCACTTCCGCCGCGCATTGCCACCGCTGCTATGCCGTCCGGGGAGGGCGAACCCCTGCAAAACCTCTCCCGGATGGCCGCATCTTCTGTTTCTGCAACGATGTTAGTTTCAGCTAACCTCCCGAAAAACATAAAGAAGCAACTCGTACCCGATGAAGTATATATATTTACCCATAATGTAAACATATATATTATTCGGGCGTGGGTTGCTTCAGTATGTTTGGTTATTTCCCGTCTTCCGCAATCTCAGGCAACGTGCGGATGTAGTCCTTCAGTTCATCAGCATTGCCGGACTCAAGCGGATTGTTCGGAGTGACCACAACGTCCTGGACATCCTTGTATCCGAACCAGTTCTTGGCTACAAAAATTCCGCTTGCTGGGTTTAGCTTGCCGTTCATCATATAGTCGGCCCACATTTCCTCCAGCGCACCAACAGCTTTTTGTACTATGACGGAGTGTGTATTATTCCTATACTCCCCTCTTTTCCATGACTGGAGTGTATCTCTACTGATGCCCAACCAATTTGCCATACCGATGAGCTGAGGTTTGCGGTCGTTCTGCTGGCAATAGAGGAAGTACTGAGTGATACGGTCGCGGACCTGGTTAGGGTCGGAGATATCGATTGGAGGGAGATCCCAAGAAACCATAGCGTATCGGATATAGCGGGAGTTATCGCCAGGCTCGGTATTGAAGTTAGCGTCCTCGGTTGGCAGGGTACCGTGACGGCGTTTAATGACGGTGTTCACGGCATCGTCCTGCTTTACGCTTTGGTTGTTGTTTGGGTTATTGCTTGTGTTATTGCTGGTCAACTGAGTCACCTTCCTTGGCGGTCTGAATTGCGTCGGTCTGAATGCGGGATGTTTTACCAAGTCTTCTGATGTCCTCTGTGATATTCCCCTCATACCGGACAGGCTGGCTGCTGTGCCGTGATGTTTTGCGGACATCGTACTGGTCGATGATGCCGCGTTCTTCTGCGGCCATTGCCTGGACGACACGGATGACGCGCCAGACGTCGGTCTGACTGGTGCCGTGTTCAGCGCACCAGTTTTGGACGGCGGTGTTAGAGTTGAACCATGGTGTGGCATAGTAGATGCGGATGTAGTTCCTGGTTTCCTCGTTCAAGCGCTTATAGACGGCATCGCAGGCGATCCAATTGGCGCGGGAAGAGTCGGTCATGGTGGTGATGTCGGCGTCCATATGGCGAGCGTAGAATCTCCACATGTGGTCTGCGTAGGTAGAGAAGTAGTTCATGCGTTGTCCTCCGTGTTTCTGATGTCTTCTGGTTTGCAAGTCTGGTTCATTCCTCGGGTGGCCGTGCCCTGCTTCTGAGTTGCCGCAAGGTAAGTGTCTTCTCCGTAGATTACCTGACCGATGTGTCCGGCCTTGACGCGGCTGTCACACCAGATCTGACGGCCAATCTGGTTGACTCGCCAGCAGAAGGAGTAATCCTCGCCAATGTTGAGGTGGTAGCTGAAGGGCGGGCCGTAGTGGTCCCACACGTCGCGGAGCAGGTCAACGGTTGTCAGCACGGCACCGAATCCGCATGCCCGGACAGGGAACAGTGTGTCATGCGGATAGTCTGTGTAGCACACCGGGTGGATGTACTCGCCATGCACCGGATCCTGTCTGGTTTCAAGCGCTGTGCAGATGACTGGTTTGGTCGGCGTCTGGCGTTTGAAGAAGAGTCCGCACACCATGTCGAGATTGTTCTGGTCCATGTCTTCGGACAGGCGGATCAGCATGTCCGGCGGGAACGTCATGTCAGAGTCGATCCACAAGACCCTGTCGAACCCCTTTTGAATGGCAATGGACGTGAATTCGTTCCTGGCGTCATGGACGAGGGTGCATTCTGAAATGGCGGTGTAGGTATCAGGTGGTCGAAGCATCCCGGTCAGGCAGCGCACGGTTTTTGTTGGGATGGACTGCATGGCTGGCATGGCGATGAGGGTTTTCACTGTGATCGCCTCGCTTTCTGTGACAGTTGCCGTGTTTTTCTGCGTTCTGTTTCCAGTTGTTTACCTCTGTTTCTCAAATCTGTAAACGGCGGGAAGCCTTGAAATATAAGGGTTTATGAGATACTGTTTACAGTTTTTACAGTGTTTACAGTGGTTATACATCTCTTCGCGTGAGGGTTTCTCTCTTATGTTTTTTCTGGGTCGTGAGAAACATACGCGTTATATATATATAGGTGTATGTGCCATTTCACTGTAAAACTGTAAACAGCGCCCGCAAACCCTTGTGTATCAACGGTTTCCGCGTTTACAGTGGCTGTAATCAGGGCGTAATCACTGGAAACAGTAAGGCCGTCAGAATGGCATGTCGTCCGGTTCGACCGGGATCAGTTGGGAGACCAACGTGGACGGCGGAATGGTCTCCTCGGATGGCAGAACCAATGCTACGCATGACGTGAGCCGTCCGGCGAAACGTTTCTGCATGGTCAGCTTGTCCGGTCTGGACGGGTGCTGCTTCAGCAGACCGCGCCGTCGCGCCCATGTCAGGAAGGATCCGACAGAGAAACCGCCCATAGCAAGCGCCTTGTCGAATGCAGACTTGATGTAATAGACAACTTCACGGTCTCCGTCTTGCTCGATCTTCCCCCATAATTCGCCCGTGTTGTCGCCGCCGTCATCAAACCGCATCGGGTTAGTGGCAATGTATCCGCACAGCCAGTCGTAGCACCGGGCGTTGACGTCGGCCTGCTCGTTGGTGATCAGGTAGGGCCTGATGTCATCCACGGTCAGCGCCTTGCCGTCATGGAAGAGCACCACATCCGCCAGCTTGTCAGCCGCCAGCAGGATGGAAGCGGACAGCACCTGCTTGTCCTGGATGTCGCCGGAGAGCTGGGCATAGAAGCGCTTCTGGATATCCCGGAGCGCGTGCACGGTTTCCGGATCCTTCAGCGCCTCGATGAACTTCCGCCCGGCAAATCCGTAGTTCTGCTTGAGGGTCTCCGCAACGGTCCGGCTGTCCTCAAAGAGCGGCTCTCCACCGTAGTTGACTTCAATGGTCCGGACGGCCGCGCCGCCGCCGCTGTTGCTCTGCACGATGGGCATCTCAGCAGTCGTGATGATGGTTGAGGACCACCGCCTTTGGAGTTGAAGTCCTCCGTCCTTTGCTCCCCGGCTTTTCCCTGCTCCCTCACACAGCATGTAGATGATGTCGTCGAATGTCTTCCGGTCGGCGGCAATCTGGAGTTCATCCAGCAGGATCGGAACGTTGCAGCAGAAGGCGGCATACAGTTCCTGACTTACCTTGGTGGCGTTGAAGGTCTTGATGTACCGTCCGACTTCCGGGTTGCTCCAGACGCTTGCGGCCAGCATCAGGCCGACGGTCTTGCCGCAGCCCTGCGTTCCCCAAATGTGTACGAAAAACGGCAGTCCGTTAAGGAGCGACACCAGCGGCGCGGCGAAGGAGGCGGCCAGGGCGATCCGTGCTGGGACGGACTTGCCGCTCCGGGCAGTCTTCGCAATGTCCATCCAGACTTTCTCGCTTCCGGCTTCCTTGAAATCGTCGAACATCCGTTGGAATTCCGGGCTGTCTCCGTCGTACACAACGTCATCGCAGTACGGACTGAACCCGCCGCCTGGGAGCCATCCGAGGTGGCCGGTCGCGTTCTGCTGCTCCAGCGTGTTGTAGTTGGCAGACTCAATCTTGGTGATGTAGTTGACAAGTTCCTTGGAGTTCTCGCTGTTGACGGCGATGCCCTGTTTGGCGAGGCCCGTGATCCGCTGGCTTGCGGCGAGGATGTCCTTGCTGGCGATGAGTTTTCGCCATTCCTGCCCGCCACGGCTGTAGGAGATTTGGAGTTTCTCCTCGTTTGTGTCCAGGTTGATGATTCGTTTGACCGGCATCAGCGGATGGCTCAGGACTTCCACGCTCTGCCCCATGCTGTTGACGTAACTGATTCCGTTCTCGTCGCAGATGTACTGACCGCAATGGAGTTGGAGCGGCTGCTTCGGGAAGGCGGTCTCATACTCCCCGATCACGACGGCGCTTTGCGGTTTCTGCTCGGAGACGTAGGCATTCCACATCCGGCTGAATGCAGGGAACTTGACCTCCTTGGCCCGGCGCTGTGCCAACGACAGCATCTGGTTCAGCGTGAACCGGCTGTCCTTGTACTGCATCAGCCATGCGTAGGGCTTTTCGTCGCAGAAGTCGTCGTATGTCCATTCCGGGATGGCCCGTTTTGTGCCTTCAATAATGGCTTGCTGGTCCGGCAACCTTCATCACCTCCCTTCCGAAATGGTCTTTGCTGTTCATTTCGCCACCCTCACCGGCAGCACAAGATTGAGAGCGCTGTGTCCTTCCTTCGGGAGGACGACGCACGGCGTGGTCGGACTGTTAAAGTTCAGCGTCACGTCCTCATCGGTCATGGCCTTCAGCGCGTCCGTCATGTAACGGGCGTTGAGTGCGATGACCATCTCCTGCCCGGACATCATGGCGCCCACGGTGTCCTCGATCTGTCCGATCTCATCCCGCGATGCCACCGTCACGGACGTGTCCTGCACGGTCAGCCGGACGAGGCTTCCGCTCTTGCCGATGATGCTGGCCCGGTCGATGGCGGCCAGAAGATCCGAGCGGTTGACCAGGACGCTGGTCTTGAACCCGCTTGGGATGATGCGCTTGTAGTCCGGATAGCTTCCGTTCAGCAGCGTGGTGTACAGCGTGTCGCTTCCGTTGCTGGCCACCATCAGGTGGTCGTCGAAGCGGATCTCGCACGTCTGGTCATCGTACGCCATCAGTCTGGCGAGTTCGGACATGGACTTGCCCGGGATGATGGCGGAGAAGTCGCCGTCATGGGTGGCGTTCACTTCGACGCAGGCCAGACGGAAGCCGTCCAGCGCGACCATGCGCACGTCCTGTGCGGCATCCAGATACACGCCGGTCAGGATCAGCCGGGTCTCGTCCGTTGACACACAGTATGCCGTCCCTGCGATGGCGGTTTTCATGGTCCCCTGCTTCACGGTCAGCGTGTGCTTGGCAACGATCTCCGGCGGTTCCGGGAATTCGTTTGCCGCCATGACAGACAGTCCGGTCCGGGATGCACCGCTCCGGATGACGGCGCGGGTTCCGTCGAGCGTCACCGTCACCTCATGCCCGGGCAGCTTTCTCGCCAGGTCGGACAGCAGCCGCCCGGGGAGGACGGTCTCGCCTTCCTCGTCCACCACCGCCGGGATGGAGGAGCGGAGCGTGATGCTGCCGTTCGTGGCTGTCATTGTCACCACGTTGTCCTTGGCGCGGATCAGGATGCCCTCCATGATGGGGCGGACGGCCTTGCCGGTCAGCGCCCTGCCAACCACGGACAGGGCATAAACAAGATCGGATGTCTGCGCGGAGAATTTCAGCTGAAGCATGGTATTATATCCTCTCAATGGTGTCGTTTCAATACATATTCAGAAATGTTTTTCTGGTTTGTTTTTTGCGTGTTTCGCCGTGCTTTTCATGCGTTTTGCCTGCGTTTTTTCGGCGTTTTGCATGTGTTTTTTGCGCGTCTCTGATTGTCCTGCTTGCACCGGCCCGTCTTCGTGTGCTATACTGGCTCAGAGGTGATGGACAATGGAAATCGTGCTTGGCGTCCTGCTTGCCGTCGGTCTTGTGGCGCTTGTCGTGCATGTGCTGACACGGGAGAGCCTGAGCGCGGACTATGACAGGGCCATGATGGAAGACATGCGATACGCGAAGGAGCATCCTGGGTGCACATGGGAAGAAGCGCACAGGGAACGGGAGAAGGTCTACAGAAAGCACGGCCTGTGACTTACTCGGTGATCATCCAGCTTTCCGGGAGCGACTCGCACCATTTGCGGAATGCAAGCCATTCGTCTAACTTGTGACCCTCCCGCTGGCGGTAGATATTGCGGAGCGCGGCATAGCTGAACATCACAGTGCGCATCTGGTTGTAACTGGTTGGCAGAAGCTGAATGATCTGCCACCAGTTTTGTTTTTTCTCCTCCTGCTTCTCCGCGTTGTTGTAGCGCTGGCGGTAGTCGTTCAGCGTGTCGATGGTCATTTGCAGGTTGTTGGTTGAACGGACAGTCATGTGTTCATGGCTGAACATCGTGATGTCGAATGGCTTCTTTGTGATGGTGTGCATGGTGGAGCAGCTCACCTTCTCAACGCCTGCCCTGTATGTGTCGGCCTCCTTCCACCAGTACAGTGGCGCGGTGATGTTGGCGTAGACCGTTACCATCCGGAGGTGCTTGCAGTGTTCCGGCCCGGCCTTCTGGAGGCGGGTGGACAGATCCCGGTCGGCATCACCTATTATGAAACCGTGCTCCTCGTCATCTTTTGAGTCGCTCCTTTCCCATGACGAAAGCGGATTTCTGCTTGCCTTTATCGCTGGTGCGAATCCTGACACTTCCAGTGTCTTAATCGTCAGCATATGAGACTCCTTTCACAAGTCTTGCTATTGTGCTATAATCGCACCCGTATTTTTTTGCAAATGCGGCGATTCCGTTACTGCCTCTTGTCTCTGGTTCGCAATTTGTACGGATGTCATTTATAGCTTGCTTGTCAAACATGTGCCGATGGTGCATTGTGCCGGTCATTTTCTTTTCGAGGCCAAGTTTGTACGCATGTGTTGTGTTTTCAGACTTTGTACACCATTCAAGGTTCTCAACCCGGTTATCAGTTTTGATTCCGTTTTTATGGTTTACGTTATCCTTTCCAACAACCTTTTGCAAGAAAGCTTCCGCAACCACGCGGTGACGACGCTCCATTTTCCCAAGCAAGATGATTTCGCTGTATCCGCAACGGTCAATGAATCCTTTGATCGGGACTCCGCACAAGTTTGTAATTACGCCGTTTGGGAACACGAGGTATTTATCGTGAGTGATTTTCCCTGCGCTAACGTCTACACCAATCGACCGAATATTATCCTCAAGGCGATTCAGTTTGTATTGCACAACGACGTTGTAGGCTTCTTCCTCGGTGTCGTATGTCCCGAGACTTATTGATTTGCCGTGTTCGCTGATAAACGTTTCATACCTGCCATTCCGGTTTCTGCGGTATCCTTTGCCGGAGTAGCGCTTTATTGCGTCACATATTTCAATCATACGTCACCCTCCGCCCGATGCAGGCTGTGTTCTTCCGAGAAGCCATCCGGGTACCTGGCCATCAGCTTGTCGATGTTCATCCGCCCGATCTCATCCAGTTCCCACCCGTGCGCGGTGCAGTACTCGGCGATGAACCAGAGTGCGTCACCGACTTCCTTCTTCGCGTGTTCATCGTCCATCGGATGGCCCTGATACACTTTCTGGTGCAGGCCGTGAAGTTCGCCGACTTCCGACACCATCCCGTGCAGGGCGTGGTTCATCATGGCGGAAGGCCCCATCTCCGTCCGGATGGTCCGTGCCGCCAAGTGCTGATACTCGTTCAGTGTCACGCTTTCTTTTCCCCTTTCATCTCTTGATGCATCCTTGCCAGCATATCGTCCATGATTTTCTCAGCCACCCGCTTGGCCATCCGGTCTCGCCGGACTTCCTCAACATCGCGGGAGTGCCGGTTCTTCTCGCTCCGGGCGGGCTTGTCGTAGCGGACGGAGATGCACTCGCCGTCGAAGACAAACGCCTCCCGCTCGTGGCACTCGCCCTTCCGGTTGAACCAGCAGTCCATCTCGTTGCACCACACCTTAACTCTTGCCATCGTTACCACCTCTCCATCAGCATCCATGCCGCCACTTCAACGGCCAGCGCCGCCGCGATTGAGATGAAGATCGGGGCGATAGAATCCTTTTCCATCCGGGCGGCGGTCTCCATACACACATAGCCCTCGGTGACGAAGCCGATCAGGGAGCAGACAATCAGTCGAAAAATCATCATCAGCCTGAACCTCACTTCTTCAGCTTGAACCGCTTGAGGTATGATCCATACTTCGACCGTGTCCTGCCCTTCTTGTAATATTCCATCAGCTTTTCCTTGGCGAACTTTTCAAAACTGCGGCGGGCTTGTGTCATTTTGTCCGGAGGAATTGTCAGCCTTCCTGTGTCGTGGTTGTATTTTGCCGAACTGAACGTATCTTTGGTAAATGTGCCAATCCATGCGACTGCCATGTCTCTCTCGTTATCCAGTGCGCCGCTGATGACTACTCCGTTCTTGTTTTGCTTCTTCAGCGCTTTGTATATGCGCCGGATTCCGTCCAGTTCATCCTTCGCTTTATTCAGCCTGTCCGTTTTCTTCTGGTCTTTCTCTTTCATTTCGCCCTCTATGCCAGCTTTCACTCCTTTGAAGAATCCGTCCATCCATGCGGCGCTGGTGGAGTCACCACCGCGTCCGCCGAACCTCTGAAGATCCATCCTGATCATTTCTTCACCCCTTTCTTGAAGCGCTGCTGGAATTCTGTCAGCCGAACGTTCCGCTCGTTCTCGCACTCCTTCGGAATGCTCCCGTAGAACAGCACCGTCTCCGGTTCCAGCCGCTTGATCATCTCGTGATAGCCCGTGATGAAGTTCTCCTTCGCGTCCGGGTTTTTCTGCGTGCCGACCGAGGAGACCGCCACCGTCCCGCCGACCGGTTCCCCATCGAAGCACCAGTCGAAGCTCCGCTCGTCGCTCCATGCAATGGTCGGGTAGACGGTGACGCCAGCCTCCTGCAAAGCCGCGCCGACGTAGTGCTTGCGGTAGTGGTTCCAGACCTGTACCGCCGTCGGCCAGTCCGCGTAGAGGCTCCAGTCCGGTGTCATCACAGCGCCGAACTGGCTGAACATCTCCACATACCGGCCGAGGAAATACCACACCCGGTCGAAGCGGTAGTCATCCATGAAGAAGTGGAGCATGGTGTGTTCCCGCTCCTTGCACCCGTTGGCTTCCGTGAACGGGAGCGGCGTCAGCTCCGGGTTCCATCGCTCCGGGCGGATCCTCGGAATCTCGAACGTTCCATCGCCCGGAAAGACCCCGTAGCCGAGGTTGTTATTGAATCTGTCGTAGGCGTATGGTCTCAATTGGTTGTCTTACCCCTTCCTGTCCGGGCGGTAATCCTCGAACCGCTTGCAGCTCTTGAAGATCACCTTGTTGTTGCACCACCGTTGCAGATCCCGGACTTCCTGCGGCGCGTCTGGCTTGTTGTAGATCATCACGTACGGGTCGTAGCCCATGTCCCGGAGCGTGTAGATCCGGTAGAGGTTTTCCTCCATCGTGCTGTTGAAGTTGGTCAGGCAGTACACCATGCCGATGTGCGTGTTCCTGCGGAACCCATGCGCGAACGCCCTGAACTTCCCCTCCAGGTCATCCTTCGGGTTGTCCCATGCGAAGTGCAGAGTCCGCAGCCGCATCCGGTTGATGTCCGCAACGTCCGCTTCATCCAGGCACCGAATGTCCAGTCCCTGCGTGAAGTCGAGGATCGCACCGGTCTCGCGGTATTGACGCATCAGGTCGCGCTTCTCCAGGCAGGCCGTGATGTTCGGGTCAAGAATCCTGATCTCAGGCTGCCCCCCCCCGATGCCAGAAATTGGAAACGTCAGCGACCTTCACAGCGCACCGCCCTTCCTTCGCCGCCACATGGCAGAACGCGCACCCTCTCGGACATCCGCGACTGGTCATGCTGACGGCGAAGTTGAACTGCGGGTAGATGC